TAAACGCATTAAACTTATCTTTAAAAAACAACTAGCCATGAAACAATCAATCTACCAAATCCAAAACGAATACCAGTTAATTATTGCAGAAGTAATTAATAACGAAGGTGAGATCACTCCCGAATTAGAAACAGCACTAACTATCAATAAAGAGCAACTAGAGCAAAAAGGCATTAACTATGCCTATGTAATTAAACAACTAGATAGTGATTGCGAAGCCATTGATTTAGAATTAAAAAGGTTGCAGCAACTTAAGAAAATTAGAACTAACTTAGCGGACCGTTTAAAAGATACAATTTCAAACGCTATGAATTTATATGAAGTTGAAAAAATAGAAACACCACTAATTAAACTATCATTTAGGAATAGTGAATCAGTTGAAATAACAAACGAGAGCCAGTTAGATGCTTGCTTTATAGTTACAAAGACAGTTAGCAGCCCTGATAAGAAAGCTATTAAAGATGCTATTAAAAATGGTGCATTCGTTGAAGGTGCTACAATTAGTTATAACCGCAACTTACAAATAAAATAGTGAAACTACTAGCCCACATAATATTAAGTCCAGTTTACTTTTGTTGGTATCTGGACTTAATTAATTATTTACTTAATAGAAAACCTTAACAATATGGAAAATAAAGACAAACATCCAACCGAAATAATCCAAAACCTAGATTTTGAGATACACAATTTAGACAATTTAATTATGCAGCAATCAAATATTTTAGAGATAAATAAATCTAAGCTGGAGAATTTAAAGCATCAAAAACAATCACTATTAAATTATTTAAACGATGAAAACTAAACAGGCAAAACAAATAATTATTGGTGCTATAATATTAGCACTGGTTATTTTCGCACTAGCATATTGCAACCGAAATCCACACCGTATTAAAGAGCCAATCTTAGATACTAATCCGCTAAATGATATAGTAAAGGATAAAGAAGCTATTAACGCCGCGTTATTGGAAAACAATAAGGTATTAAGAGATAGTTTATTTAAACTCAGTCAAAGCAAACCAAAGGTAGTTTATCGTAAGATTTACATTTATGATAGTTTACTGATAGCAGATACTGCTTGCATCAAATCACTTGTAACGCTTTATAACCAATGCGCTAAAGTGGATAGCGTTAACGAAGTTATTATAAATAACCAAAGTTCCCAAATCGGTAACTTAATTACGGTAACTAATAACCAAAAGGATATTATTGATATTAGAAACTACCAGCATAACTTAGATAGCACTTCAATTAAACAATTAAAAAGTGACGTTAAAGATGAGATAAAAAACGGTAAACGTAAGTATCGTAAAGGTTTATTTCAGGGCGGTGCAGTCGGTTTAGGTTTGGGATTTATAGGGGGAATATTAATTAGATAAAAAAAAGGTAGGACATGAAACCTACCTAATTTTAAACAAACGTGTAAATATAATAATTATTATTTAGTTTTCAAACCGCTATAAGTAGTCATTCCAAATAAGGCAGCAACAAAGCCATAATCAATTATAAAGACTTCGCCTATCATGCTGAAGTCACCCATACAAAGCCATTTAACGTGGGCTGCTACTACGCAAGCAATAATTGTAAAGGCTGTTAATTTTCGTGAACTAAAGCCAGCGTTACCCATTTTAAAAGAGTCAATTATATTTTTCATCGTACAATAGTTATATAAATTCTTTGCCCTTGCTTTTTAGCAGCTTCAATCTTTGCGTAAAGGTTTTTAGTTGCTAGTGTGCTTTCAGTAATCATATTGCTTTTTTTACGAGTGCCGCATAGTAAACAGCCCAAACTGTCTATCTCGGTATTGCCTTTATGTATTCTTATACCTGAGTAACCTTTGACGTTCAATAGTATAGGCATCATTTTTTTAAACCTAGCACTCATTGTCCAATCAATCTCATAACGACCATAAGGTATGCAAGTTTTGCCATAAACTTTAACTTTCAATATTTGCTCTAAACTTAAAGCGTCGCTTAAACCTCTATCCTTATCCTCTAAAATAAAACATTCAAACTCACCGTTAATAGTTAAAGTACCTATTGTGCTTTGTTCGGTAAATATTTCACGCTTTAATTGTAATTCCATATCTTTAAATAAATAGTTAAAACGTCTTTCAGTCATTAAAATATAGCTTCTATTTTAGTTTCACTAGGTATTACCGCCATTTGTTCTTTGTAAATAACCTTTTTATTTTTGCTTTTTTCGTCGCAACAATCGGCTTTTATTTCCTCTATTTGATATTGCAAATGTTCAACCTCGTAACGTTTCTCAGTATATAATTCTCTTATATCGGATTTGATAGCAAAGTACATCGACATTAAGCCAGCCGCAAAAGTCATTAATTTAATTTTATTTTCGAGAGTGCTAAGTTCTTTCATGGCTAGTTAATCGGTGGAGCTGGTTTTGGTTCATAAATAATTAATGGTAAATCTTTTATCCAAATAAATTCATCATTTACACAATATTCCATCTCCTCAATAGATATTACCCAATTATCTGCATTGTCTTGTATAGGGTTAAAAAAACTGTCTGGAGCATACCATTGTAGGATTAAACTATCTTTTTGTTCTACTGTTAATAAGCCAACATATAGGCTGTATTGCTCTTTTGTTATATCTTTTAATTGTATCATACTTGTCTACCTAAAGTTGTGTTAAATGTTTGTACTGCATTGTAAAATGCTAAGGCTTCAGCATCGGTTAATCCATCTGATAAATAAGCAAAAGCACACTCTCTATTTGAAAAAGTTCCAGCAGTTCCTGAGAGATTATAAGCTCCAATATAAATATTAAATAAAAAAGATGGTCCTGCTGTTTGTGCTGTTGTTGCTTTTAAAACTCCATTTTTATATGCTTTTTGAGTTGCAGTATTAAGCCTACTACCCATTACAAACCCTAAACTATTTGTAACAGAAAAAGTTGTAAAAGTATTTGAAGCTGTTCTGACATAAGCGGTTGCTCCTAAATTTGAATATATATCTAATTGATTAGCACCTATATCTATCCTATTGGCATCTATATTAGTTCTTGAATAATAGCCAAATGAACAATTAGGATAAGCTGTAAAATTTGATGGTTGAAAAAAAGTATTTGCAAAAGCATTAGTTCCGTTTGGCTGATACCCATTTGCACTAAACGTACCACCACCGCTGAATACTAATCTATAAGCTGCATTGCTATCAACGGGGTTTTTTAAATTCCATTTGCAACTTGTTGCAGTTCCGCCTACCATTGGGTAAACAGCTTTCATTTTTGTCCAAATGTTAGCAGCTTTTAAATCAATTACTAACTGATTAGTTGCAGTTGCATTCGTGCCACTTATTCCAGTTGCAGTGATAAACGCTTGAGCATCGGGATCAGTTCCACCGCCACCTCCGCCGCCGCTTATTTTCCTTAACGCAAAAGGACTTATTGCTTTGCCTAGTATCATATTAGTAAAGTATTACAGAGCCACTTGTTAAAGTTAAAGCTGTTAGTTTATTATTCATAGGTACACAATAATAATCACCAGCCTTTAAAGTAGCTCCACTTAATCCTAAAGAAACGTTATAATCAGTTGCAGCTCCTAAATCATTTACTCCAGTTAAAACACTTATAACAGTATCTTCACGAACATATAAAGCTGTATGATTAATTGTATTTGCAGAAGTTCCTGTAATTAATTTAGAACCATTATTACCTGCTATTTTTTCTAATTCTTGTGCCATTTTATTTTGTTTTTAAATTATAATTTTCTCTTATTGTAAATAACGGTAATTCTAAATTATATCCGTAAAATTCTTTATTTTCTAAAACATTATCTATATAATAATAAATATTATATTTATCAATAACTTTACCATCAATAGTAACTGGTTCATATTTAATCTCGTATGTTTTCATTATTTTTTACAAATTAAAGTTAAAAAAATTATGATTTGTGTTGGATTAGTAGCATACGTTGGAAAGTCAATTTGAGCAACAATATCATCACTAGCAGCAACGGATATGCTTGCACCTGTAAATGTAGTGCCTTTAATTGAAACACTTGTAGTATCTGTTCTAAATGTACCTAAACTAGAAGTTGTGCCTTGTGTTATATTTCTAATTTGTAAAGTTGCTAATTCAGTTGTGCCGCTAACGACATTATTACCAATACTTATTCTGGCGCCAATTATCGTATAAGCAAAGCCTAAGTTATAATTAAAATTAGTTGCATTTAAATTTGGAGCTAGCCTTACATCTGAAAAGTAGTAAGTTGTTGCATCCGCTGGGCTATTTAATACACCTGTTTCAAATTGAAATGTAAATATATTATCTATTTGTTTATTTTTCCATAAACTCGAACTACTTTCGTAAGTTAAAACATCGTTGTTTTGAGGCGCATTACTAATTAAATCGACATCGTGTAATTCATCTAATTCAAAACCATTTTGAACTTTAACCAATATTTCTCCTACTGTTGCACTTACTCTAGTAACAACACCAATATAAACTAAATGAGCAGGCGCATAAGGTTTGTTAATTAAACCATAAATCAAATCTCCATTAACTCCTAACCAAACTGGATCTCCAATAGTTGCACTATTAGTATTTAAGCCAGCTAATAAACCATCAGTAATTACATTTACAATAGCATTAGTTGCTCCAGTTGTTTCTAATAAACCAATAGTTTTACTACTTGTAGCTTCACTTGTATTTGATGCCTTAGAAACGATTATATTAGTTCCACTTGCACTTGAAACATAAACCGCCTGACCTTTATTTATTGCTTGAGATAATTTAACAGTTACTTTATCAATAGCATTTGTATTAACATCAGTAGAAACAAAGGTACTTAATGTACTTAAAAGAGTTTTAACAGTTGTGCCACTTTGAACTATTGGTAATACTTCACTACCACTTAATGCTCCGGCACTTGTTAAATCACTTATTTTTTTATCTGGCATTATAGTATAATTTTAAATCCATTTTCTTGTAATAAATAACTACCATCTTCTTGTAGCAAGTAATTATTTATAACATTTGGTTTTGTTGCAATATCTATTAAGTTTTTACTAAAATAGCTATTTACATAGTTTACTTCACTTGTATAATTTAACACATTTGCATTAAAATTATCAGTTAAAATACTATCCAAATAACTATTACTTTGTATTAAATTATAAACACTTTCAACATCACCGTAATACTGCAAAGATAAGTCAAATAGGCTTTGTTCTTTTTTTATTGTTACTACTTTATTTAATATTTGAGTGTTTTGTTTAGCTTCGTATTTAACGGTTTCAATAGGAGTATAAAACAAATTTAATCCTGTTAAATCCATATTTATATCCGTAATATTAGTATTTTCTGATATTAAATTATAGACTAAAGAAGCATCGTTATAGCAAAATAATGCTATATCAAAAATTGTTTGACCCTTTAAAACCTTAACTTCTTTCTGCATCTATTGAATATGTAAAATTTTCGTTTGTGCCTTGTACTAATATATCATTTACCTTATAACCATCTGATGCTAATTGTACATTAATACTACGCTTTAAAGCATCTGTTTGACCGCTTGATGCAATGTATTTTTCAATTCCAACTCCTAATAAGGGTGATTCTTTCCAATGCCCTAAATCGGTTATACAGATTAATTGAATGTGCTGCATATCAGAATCAGAGATTTTAAAATCTCCATTTTCAATAATCAAATCAAAATTACCATCTAATGTTATATCTTTAACTGCCATCTCCTTGTAATATTGTTATGTTTTCTATTTCTAATTTTTGTGTTGGAACTAATGGAGTTACCGATGTAAAAAACGAAGCCAAAGGAAACGTTCCGGTAGGTGCTAATGTAACTATTTGACTACTGCAAGCAGTTATTAAATCATTTACCTTATTTTCTAAAGCGTTTAATTTATCGGTCAACTCTTGAACTTTTACTAAACCATCAAAGTTTTTACCGTTTAAATGCACTTCGCTAACTTTGCTAACTAAAGACACATAAGCCGAACTATCACTCAAAAATGACACAACAACTATACTATCAACTTCGGGAATCAATAAAAATCCATTGTCAATATTTGCCATTAAACGAACGTTAATAATATCAGCATCATCATTTAAAGGCACGCAATAACATGTTAAAGTTGTTAAATCAACACTATCAACTGTGCAAACTTTAGCAAAACCATCGTTATTTGGCTTAACTAAACTCCTTAACGCATCTCTTAAATCTTTACTCATTATCCTACTTTTGCTCCTAATGTGAATATTTGATGATTGCCAGCATCAACACTATAAACTCTTTTAACTTTCTTAATCAAAAATGTACCATCTCTTTCAGGCAATTTTACACTTGTTAATTTAACTCTATCTCCATGATTCATTACTGGCTCCCCAAATGTTTCAACGTCCCCTCTATAACCAGTGTATTTGTTTTCCTTAATCCATTCTTCAGCTGCAAATTTTAAAGCTGAAGCATTCATATTATATTTATGGATAGTAATTTGGTTACCATCGGGATCGCCAACAATAATAGGATCACTTTTAGTATTGTCAGGAAACATCGAAATTGCAGAACATTGTATTCTTACATCTTCAGCTCTTGACCATTCTAGAGTATCACTATTAATAATAACCTCCTCCATTTTAAAACTAGCTTCGTGTGTGATTGAAGCATCGTTTGCAAAACCAACGTGTAATACTCTAACTGGTTTATTTGTTTTAGCATCAATTACTTTTTTTCCAGTTGTTTTATTTATCTTATCTATAAAATAAGAATACAAACCATATTCAGATTTAAGTTTATCTAAAACACCAGCAGGAGTCATATTAACAAATCTTCTTTGACCTAAATCAATATTATCAATTACATCAAACTCAATATCGTGGTCGCTTAAACAATAATCTAATAATTCCTTTAATTTTACTGTAAATGGAACTTCTTTAGGATGTATTAATAATTTACCTTTTTTACTTTTATTTATTAAATCTATTTTTTTAGGATAGTTAACAGTCCATTGTTTAAGCAAATACATTTCATCTTCGCACTCTAATACCGTTGGTACATTTGTGCCTACATTCTTAATATAACCTACAAATACAGTTGTTATATTTGGAACATAACCTATTTGCACTTCAATATTATCACCACGTTTAAATATAGGATCATTACCTTCAAATAATTTTTTACCTTCAAATGTTAATTTTCTAGGTAGTGTAATTTTGCAAGTATCGGTTAAATTTTCATAACTACTTTCTATTTCAATAGAATGTACAAAATTAAAACTAACTTTTCTATTAGTACCTTTTGAAGTAATTGATATGTTACATTGACATTGTAGCATTAAAACATTGATTTTTGAACGTATGGAACTCTT